GCCGCTGGTTGAGCCACTGCGGGTCGAGTGCGGGCGGCTCGGTTGCGGCAGCTGGCGTAGCCACGACTGAGGCGGCGTCTGGCGCAACCGGCGTGACTGCGGGCGGAGCCGCTACTGGGGTCGTAACAATGGGGGCGGCAGCCGCGGGCGTACCCGTGCCTGCCGGCGTAGCAACGTCGGTCATGGTCTCGTTCCCTTTTCCGCGATTACCGCTCGCGTGGGCGTAGTTGGGATTGAGGTTCGGTTTTGCGGACTAAGCAGTCGATGCGACGACTGCGAGAATCGAATACGAATCGACGATGACCGTGTCGTCGTCGATCTTCGTGGCCTGGCGCGCGTAGCCGCGGACCATCACGATTTGGCCCTTCTTTACGTTCGTCTCAGGGCCAGCGGCAACGACCTGCGCGAGGCACGTTTTGTCTTCGTAGGGTGTCGCGCCGTAGCTAGCGTTCGCGTCCGAGACGGAGTCTTCGTCCCCGAAGAATTGGAGAATCACCATGCCCTTCACGGGCTTCAGATCGGGGACGGCCATTGCTCAGGACTTTCGCGGAGACTTCGCGGGCGCTTGCGGCAGGTCCGCCGCATTGCCGGCGAGTCGCTTCTTCGCGCGCTCGCCCGAAACGATCGCTTCGGCGTCCTTGCTGAAAAGCGCGATGGCTTCCCGCTGCGCTTCCGCGCCGAGCTTCGCCACGACTTCCTCGCGGAGTTCGCCCATGGCATCATTCGCGCGGATTTGGGCCGCTACGATTTCGACGCCGCGGACATGCAACGTCGGGTGGATTTCGCCGAGCGTCCGCTTGAGCTGTTCCAGCTGACGCCGATGAAGGTCGTCCGCGTTGTAGCCCTTGCCGACCTCGGACTCGGTGACGACCAGCATCAGGACTCGTCCACGCCGACGAACACCAGGACGCCGTAGCTCGCCGTGGCAGTCGTGAGCTCCGTGCCGGTCTTGTCGCTCAGCTGTCCAGTGAGGGCATCGGTCGAGACCGTGAGCGCGTTGACGGCAGTGCCGGTCGCGTAGACGGCCTGTCCGGCCGTGTCCTGGCCAGCGGGGCCGGGGGCTCCCCATCGCAGGGTGTTGGTCTTGCCGAGCTTGGTCGCCGTGGCGATTGCAGCGCCGACGCCGGCAATCTGGCACGTGTCCGTTGACCCCGTGTAGGCCGGGAACGAGACCGAGAGCATGTAGACTTTGCGCGTTTCGATGCCCTCGAAGTTCGAGCAGACGAGGGTGGCGCCGTTGATGGTTCCAGCTTGGACAGTCATTGAATGTACCTCTGCGGAGCCGGCGCTCTGCGGCCCGGCGTGGTTCGATTGGTTTTGGTGGAGCTCGGCTCAGCCAGCGCGGAGCGCGCGGACTTTCGGCTCGGGCTTTTGCTTCGCGGCTTTGAGTAGCCGCTCGAGTTCGGCGAGTTCGCGCTGGAGCGCGGCGTGCCGCTTGAGCTCGACGCGGATCGCTTTCACGCGATCGCGCGCAGCCTTGATGACGGCGCCCGGCGTGCTCGCGATGTTGCCACGGAGCTCGACGAGCGGCTTCGCCTCGGCGGGCAAGACGCCGCGGGCGTCACGCGCGAAACTCCCGTCAGCCAGGATCGCGGGCACGAGAGCCGGCTGCGCGTGCGCCGCGCGCGGGACGGCGGCGCCCGAGTATTCCTCGGTCGGAGCAACCGAGACGCCGATCGGCAGCATCCCGAAGGGCGAGAACTGAAAGCCCTCGCCCGCGGTAGCGACTTGAATCGGCCCGGACATCAGGTGTCGTAGAGGAGTAGGCCGGCTGCCGTGGTGCCGGTTTGCCGAACGATGGCGACGGCGAACGGGTAAACGGTGCCGACGAGTAGGCCGGTGAAAGTCGTATCGGCCGCGCCATTGCGGAGCCGACACACGAGATTGCCGGCGGTCTGGACGTAGACGCCCACGCAACCAACGGACGGGGTTTGATCTCCGCCGCCGACGCTGATTGCGACGGACCGCTTGTAGCTCTCTTCCATCAGGTTTCGTCCGCTTCGAGCAACGTCACTCCGCGCTTGCGGAGTTCGTCGCGAATCTCATTCCAAACTGTCGCACAGCCGAGCGCCATCACGTGCTGTCCGCGGCTGCGCTCCTCGACCGGATGCGCGAGCCAGAGGATCGCGTCGCACGGCGAGCCGTCGGCGCTGCGCAGTAGCCACTTTCTAAGTGCACGTGGCATCGCTACGCCCTCGCAGATCCATGGCCCAGGCCTGTCGAACCAGTGCGACGCCTTGAGGGACGCCGTCGACCATTCGAGATCCTTGAGCTCGTCCGAACCGTGGATCGTCAGCCCGTCGCGTTGCAGCTTCTCGGACAGCGTCGTCTTGCCAACGCCAGGCCCGCCCGCGATGACGAGCCGGTCATACCTTGCCCGCTGGAGGAGCAGCGCCAGGCCGTTCAGCACCCGATCCTGGTTTGCCCGCGGCGGGTGCACCGGTGGGGTCGGCGGCTGTTCCGCTGCTGCCATCGGCCTTCGGTTTCTGCAGTTGCTTCATCGCGGCCTGCATTTCGGCGGCCGCGTCGGCGGACTTCTTCGCGTCGTTCGCGTCGGTTTCTTTCTTCAGCTCATCGAGGAACGCCTCGACGTTCTCGATGCCGAAGATGGCAGCGACCTTTTCGACAACCGCGCGAACCGTCAAGAACGGCACCTTCGACGCGAGCGCCGTGGTGCACATCAGGACGATCTGCGACTGCTCTTCGGGGTCGGGCTTGAGGTACTCGCCCCACCGAAGATGCAGGCGCGGCGGCTGCCACGGCTCTGCGCCATCGGGAGTGGCCGCGAGGATCGCTTTGACCTTCTTGGCGCCGGCGACTCGGAGCTTGCCGTTCTTCTGCAGGACCGCGCGAGCGATCCGAAGCTGAAGCGCGATCGACTTCTGGAAGTACCGCGACTCCAGGTCCTCGCGGATCTTGTCGCAGTGGTCGAGTTGCTTTTGCTTGAGCGCCTGTAGCGCTCGGCCCGACATCGTGCTCAGGGCCTTGAAGGATTCGGGGTCGAGCAGGACGACCGCCAGCATCTCCATCAGTTTCATCCGGAGATCGCGGCAGTTCTCTTCCTGCGCCTTGAGCGCCTCGCCAGGGTAGGTGAGGACGCCGACCTCGGCCTTGTCGGGATACTGCCAGACGTAGCCCGGCCCGCGCTTGCGCGCCGGCTTGGCGTCGCCGCCGAGTCGGTCGACGAACGCTCCCGTTACCGGGTTGGTCGGGCTAGGCTGGCCGCCGCGCTCGGTCGTCACGACTCGCGCCGTCACGCCTTGCTCGGTCGGGCTGAAGCCCGGCGGCACGTTGATTTCGTAGGGCTGCGGCTCGCTCATGAGAGCTCCGCGATGCCACTGGCTGCGCGCGATGTCGTGCGCGCGGATCTCATCCGTCACGTTCGACTGAATCGGTTTGCCGTCGATCTCGTTCACGGGCACACAGCCGCGCATGAACGGATACCAGACGACGGGACAGAACCCGAAGCCGTGCTCGACGCTTCGATCGGTGTTCTGCTGCCAGGCCGGCTCGACGCCTTGTTCGTTCGCCTCGCCCGGGAGGTATTCGATGTCGCGCTTGTCGTCGATCGTTCGACGGTAGAGCCGAGTCCTGACGGCCCACTTGCCGTTCTGCGGATTCTTGTACTGCTCTTGGTACGGGTACTGGATCTCGAGACTCAGAACGTTGCCGCTCGCGTCGAGTTTCGGCTCGCACCACTTGGCCGGCACGATATCGGCGAACGGCAGGCTGTCGCGCACGCCGTGAATGACGGCAACGCTAGCCTGCCCCATCGCGGACTCGACTGCCTCACGCGAGACCGCGCGAAACTGCGACTCGCGATGCCAGGCCGCGACGAAGCGGTCCAGCACGTCGGAGTCATCGGGGCCGAGCCCGTCGTCCTCGTCCGCCTCGTCTTCACCGGGCTTGCTCGAGAACTTCGGGAAGCGGCCCTCCCCAAAGAGAAGGTCCCCATAACTGCTGACCGCGATTGCGACGATCGGATAGACCACGCACGGCGCGCGATCCCAGAGCGGCTTTTCATCGGACCAGAAGCTCGGAAGGTCGTCGTACTGACGACCCAAAACCCACCGCTCGAACTCGCTCAGCCGCCTGAATCGCGGCGACGCGTTCGCGCGGAAGGCTCGGTCGGCCTGCTCTTGGCCTTCAAATTTGGTGTCGTCTTGCATCGGCCGGGCGTTCCAGCCGTCACCGGCCACTCACGACGCTGCGATAGTTCTGCGCTCGGCCGAACCGGCCGGTAATGAGATACCGACAGGAGTCGGCCGCATGATTCCACTTGTCTTCCGGCATCTCGTCGAACGTGCCGTCCGCCGCCTTCTTGCGTCGGTACTTGCCGAGCTCGGCGATCAGGTTTCGGCATTTCGGCGAGACGTAGAGACGAGACCAGCGCTCACCCTGCTCGGTCTCTCGAATGAACATCAGCTCCGCAACGCGGCCGATGCCACCGAGGATGTCGTTGTCGGTGTCGCCGACCACCATGCCGAGCGCCCTGAAGTCGCTTGCGCGCTCAGGACGGGAAGGGTCAGGCCACAGTGTCACGCGACCATGGGGCGCCACGCTGTTGTGCATCGCCACGAGACGTTGGTCCCAAATGTGATTCGGGATCTCGCTCTCGTAAGACTCGTCGAGAAACCAGACGGTCGCGTCGTTGCCGTGGCCTTTGATGCCAGCAAGCAAGAGCACGGCCGGGTCAGCCCAGCCGAAGTCGATGCCGATGTGAAACTCGCGGAACGTCTCGAGCGGCGGGGCCGCTTGGATGTGGTGCTTGTCGTCGAACGGGTAGACGAGGCCTTCGCCCGCATCCGGATCCGCTAGCCATTCGCGTTTGAACGTCGCGGCAGGCGTCGTTGCGATCGCGATCGCGACTGCGTCCTCGCCAACGGTCTCGGGGCTATCTTGGTAGGTAGCGTGGAAAGTGTAGGTGTTGCGGATCGCGTCGACGACACGATCTAGCTGCCCCTTCGGGGCAAGCCCGGAGAACGCCTTGATGTCCTCGCCAGAAAGCACAGACTCTGGCGCCTCGCCTCGCCGCAACCGCCGCCCGAGCGAGCCCTGGCGACGGGTCCGCCACCACAGACCGTGCCGGCCGCGCGTTGGCGTGCCAGCCAGGATCATCATCTTGAGGGACCAAGGCTCAGAGAGCCACGGTACCGCGATGCCGTCCAAGACTGCCGCGTCGACGTCGTCGGCCTCATCGACCGAGATCATGTCAACGCGAAGGCCGCGGCCTCGCCTGGAGTTTGCCGCTGCCGCCGGGATTGGTCGAATCGTCGAGCCGCCCGGGAACCTGATCTGCTTTCGGACCTTGTCGAACTTGGCCCGAAGGAACGCCCAGTCGCCACCAGGGCCGAGCTCTTGCTCGATCGAGTCCCAGTGCACGTCGGCGAACTGCGTCAACGTGCTCATCAGCACGCCGATACGCACCCCAAGAAGTCTTTTGCGAGCGCCCTGGCGAAGCCTACCGTCCCACCTGGCGACCAGCATGTACCACTGAGCGCGGATGAAGTGACTCTTGCCGACGCCGCGTCCCCACGCGAGGAGGACGGTCCGCTTTTCGCCAATCGCTCGGTTGGCGCGCCACTGCGGGAACGTGAACTCGACGGGCAGCGACCGCGACTTAGTCGCCGTCGTCGGGCCCATCGGCTTCGTCCTGCATCCGCTCGTATGCCTCGGGCGTCGGCTGGACGATGATATTCACGTCCCCCGTCGCCGCGATCTCGCCGGCCATTTCGGCCTGAAGCTTGCGCAGCTCCTTCGCCGTTCGGCCCAAGTCAGCGGCGGCCTTGATGTAGCCAGCGCCGATGTCGGACCAGCCATGCTCGCCGGCCGTCGGCTCGAATTCGTAGGCCCGCTCGACTGCCAGAGGGATCAGCGCCAGAACTGCGTCCGATGCCGCCTCGCACAAGCGCGCGCGATGTCCACGGACAAGCTCGGCGAACTCAGGTGAAGCATCGAGCTCCTCCGCAAGCCTCCGCCCCGTACGCTCTTCGATCCCAACCAGCCGAGCCGCGAGTGACGCATTGAGCGTCCTCAGGTACTTGGACTGGAATTCGGCTCGCTTGTCTTCGGATGTAGGCTGCCCTTGCATTTCGCCATTCGCTCTCCCGATTACCGAGAATTACCGGTCTCGTAACCGTTCGGGTGAGCGCATCGCTGCGCTGGTTATCTTGTTGTCGATCAGGCTCGGCTCATAGCCGGCCGTTCGTCTTTGCGGAATCGCCAACCGGCCACGCTTGCCAGCGGTGCCCCGTACGGCTCGAAGAGCCGCCCGGTGAGGCGCGAGTACAACCCGTCAACCTCGCGCCCGTCGTCGAGCTTGAGCACGACGGCGTCAGTCGGCTCCGAGACGAGGACACGTCCGCGGACTAGGTGACCTGTTGGCTGGCGACGAGCTGGAGGGATCGCTGCCAAGGTCCAGTCGTTCACTTTGCCAACCTCTGCGCTTCCCTGAACAACTGGAGCACATCCCGAGTGGTTACCCAGGGTTGCTCTAGCTCCCGTAGTTGCGCGATCGTAGCGAGCAGGACGGGGCCTCGTGGCTGGGCTGTCCGCCTCTTGACGGCGGGGTGCGCCTGCGTGGCGCTTGGTGGGGTCATGTCGTTGCGGCCGCGTCAGCGTCTTGCCGGCGGCGAGGTCTTGGGCGGCCTATCCGGAAGGTCAGGTATAGGCCAGGTGGGAGAAGTGTCCCGCGCGTGGCCCTATACCAGGTAGACTGCTGTTTGGTCGCCTCGGGGGACTCTGGGTACTCTGGGTCCCCATAATATGTAGTCACGTGTACGCCGAATCACTCGTCGGCCCGGTCGAGAAGCATTCGATTGTACGCTTCGGGGAACTCGGCTCGTAGCCGCTCTGGGCTCACGCACGGGCGGCCGCCTCGCATCACCACAAGACCAGCGCGCGAGAGCCACTTGCGGGTCGATCGCACGGTGCGGCCGAACGCTTGAGCGGCCTCGGGGATGGTCAGGTAGGTCGGGACGGCGCGGCGCTTCTTGGGCGGCGACTGAGCGACCATCACCCGTACACCGCCGCGTTGTACGCCGAGCACGCGCCCGAGTAGAGCTCCGCCGCTTCCTCGAGCCCCTTGGCGATCTGCTTGCCCTTGCCCGGGTCCTTCTTGCCCGCTTGGGCCGCAACAATGTTCTCGAAGAGGGAATGCGGGGTGAGCTCGGCCGGGTTCGGGTCGCGCCGCAGGATGGCGCCCCCTGCCTCCGTGAAGGGCACGACGGCGTAGAGGCGCCCGAAGTCGGTTCGCGCCCACCGAAGCCCCTGGAGGCCGTGCATCGCCTCGAGCAGGACCGGCGCCCGGGAGGACCGTCGCTCCGTCAGTGACAGCCGCCGGGAGGTCACGGCGTACCGGCGCAGCGCGCCGTCGTCGGGCGTGTAGGACGGCTCGCCCTCGCCGCCATGGGATCCGACGACCGCGAAGTCGGCCTCGACGTAGCCGGCACCGCCGCAGATGTCGCATGGGCCCGTCAGGCGCCGCCGCTTCCCGCGCGTGTCGCATCCCGGGCAGGACTTGGTCTGCTCGGCGTGCTTCGACGGGTTGCCCTTCAGCCGGCTCGAGCAGAACCCCATGCCCCGGCACCCCTTGCAGGCACCGGTCGGCACGATGCCTTCACCGTCGCAGACCAGGCACCGCTCAGTGATGTAGGACATGAGCTCGGCGCGTTCGAGCTGACTTCCGAACGTCGAGCGGTGGAACAGGCTCTCGCCAAAGCACCAGTACCACTCGAGGTCTGCCTCGTCGGAACGGCGCAGCGCGTTAGTATTCGATGCCTTTACTTCCGATTTCTCTTCCGCCGCCACGAACAAGTCCAGCTCGTTCGCGGCCATGGATCCGTCAACCATTTGTGTTATCCTCCGGTGTAGCGCCGCTAACGCCACCGGAGACGCCCTGCTCAAGCGGGGCGTTTTCTTTTCAGATGGCGTCTCGCTTGCGCGACGGCCGCTCGGTGACGGCTAGCAAAGTCAGTCGCCGGCTTGCTGCCCAGCCAAGACTTCACGGTCCGTTTCCCCTTGCTGGCGTTGCAAGCCGCACATGCGGGGACAATGTTTTCTAGGCCGGTGGTTCCCCCGCGGCAGATCGGGCGGACGTGCTCGACTGACGGCCTAACGCTCGCCTCGCCGCAATAGGCGCACGCGTTGCCGAACGCCAGTCGAAGAGCTACCCACTCCTCTTCGGTGAGCGTCCCGCCAGCGTCGCCCCTCATGTTGTGGAGCGCTATCCTCGTGGCCACCGTCCTGCCCTGGGAGCCGGTTCGTCCCAAGTCCGGCGAGCGCTCTGCCCGCGCCTTGGCCTGCATGATTTCGTCTTGAACTTCGGACCATGGGCGCTCGTCGTCCGCGTAAAACTCGAGAGCGGTCTCCGACATGCCGAAGTAGTAATCACAATCACCGAGCTCCAGCTCGTCGACGCTCGTGTGCTCTTCCGTGTTCCAATCGTCTGAATCAAACTCAGTCATCTTCACCTTTCCGAACGAGACCCGCTCGTTCTCACTTCGTCCTCAGTCCACGAGCGCCCGCGGGAAGAACGATTCAGTCGGCGGGATAACCAATAGCCCCCGGCGACGGAACGCCTCGAGCACCTCAGCTATCTGGCCGTACTCGCGAACGCTCTCCACTTCCCGCACCGCTGGCCGCGACAGAAAGTCCAGGTGGATAGGACGTCGCCACCCTCCCGCCGGCGCAAAGAAATACCGCTTGACCGGCTCGGGCACTGGCGCGAGCAAGCCGGACGCGAGGGCGAGGAAGTGGCGCCGGTTCAATGCGACCTCTTCAAAATCGTCAGCACCCAAAACACGATGGTGAGGCACTGCAACACGATCGCCGCCACCTGCAAGCGGAACGCTATCCGCAAGAGATTCATTTCTTCCCCCAAACAATCCGCCACACGTCGAAGGTCGAGCCGTTGCCGCTCGGGTGCTGAAAGCTGCTCGTCGCAAACCAATCGTAGCCCTCTGGTCGAGCCAGGTTTACGACACGCTCGCCGTCAAGGTAGCGCTGCAGAAAGTGGCCGTCGATTGTGTGGACTATGAATTCGTGGGTCACGTCTTCGCCTCCCAAAGTGTGCAGCCGAAGTCCGCAGCAGTACGCAGTGACGCCTCGTCGTAGTAATCGCCGACCGTCTCGGCCAGCTTGGTCAACGGCACATTCGGCGCGTCGTCTGACCCTTGAAAGTAGAATCCCCTGGAGATCTTGAGACAGGCTCGCGTTGCTCCTGCGGCGTGCCGCTCACGTAAATCCCAGTGTTTGCAGTTGGCGCAGCGGCTCATCGCAATCTCCCGAGCGTGAACCGGCATCGCCATCATCCCACACGACAGCGGCCGGTGTTCGGGAGGGACGGGAGAGCGGATCAAGGCTTCACCTCGGACTCGAACTTCGCTTTCAGCCGCATATAGTCCTCGCGCTCGAGCCGTTCTTGTTTCTCCCTCTCCGTCGCCTGGGCCCCGCAGATGACGCTCTCCACGTCCTCCGCGCTCAGAAGCCCGAGCGTAGCCAGCTCCCTGAGCGTCGCGGCTCCCCATTCTGAATCTGCGAGATCCGTAGCTGTGCCCACGCTCCCCCGGCGCTCCCGGAGCACCTGCGTCGGCCCGTCGTCTGAGTCGTATCCGTATACCTCGACCCGCGCCCATGCGTTCTCGAACACGAACACGAGGACAGCGTCTAATCTTCGCTCGTGTACCACCGCGGCCACGAGTTTTTGGCCAATGCAATCCGCAAGCTTCGCGTAGGGCTTCGATGTGGCGAGCCTCATGGCACTTCCCACTTCGTCACCATCTCGCGCGGCGTCGGCACGACGATCTCGCCTTTAATGATCAACTCGTAGTCACCCCAGCGCATCAGGTCGGTATCCGGGATCGACGTGGCAAACTTCGACCCCGTCGTCTCGTTGAGATGCTTCGCTAGCGCCGCGGCGTCCATCTTGTGCATGCCCACGTCGCCGTCTTCGCTCACAGAGATCAAAAAGTAGCTCATGGTTCCTCCGTGTCCGTCGTCCAGCCCCCACCCAGCTTCGCTCCGTACTTGCACCGGTCGCCCATCGGCCCGAACTTCCGATCGAGTTGTTCCTTCGCCCGCTCGCGCTTCGACAGGCCGGTGGCGATGCCGGTTTGGGTTTGCTGCCAAACGGCCGCACCTAGATCGCGCACCGCGTTCCGATACGGATCGCTCTGCGGAATCTCTATACTGATTTTGAAGTTACCCTTGTTTGGCTTCGCGTCTACCTGCTCGCCGCAAAGTTGCAACGTCGTCTTCCCGCATCCGTGGCACTGCTCTTCGATACCGAAGACGTGGACGTGCTCTTCCTTCTTCGGCTCTTCCTCGCGGCGGAGTGAGTCGGACCAGACGTACTGGCCGAATCCGCTTCTGCCTCGGCTTGGCGCCAAGGACACGGTGGGTTGTTCGGAGTTGTACCATTGGCTAGCCCGCATGTAACCCAGCAAACGGCGGCCTGTGACGACTTGGACCCCCGAGCACCAATCGCCTTCCCTGATCTCCTCGGCGGCGCGACGGGCGAGAATGGCCTTGGTCGTCTCGCCGACCGACAGTTTCCAGCAAACGGCGCAAAGGTGGGCATTGCGTTCGTTATCGGGACCATAGGCGTACTCGGCGCCATCGCTAGTTCTGCACGCCTTCCCTCCGCAGGCATCGCATTCCCCAAGCTCTTCCTGTGGCGGGGATTGGATGGGGATCTTGGTCCAGTCGAACCCGCCGGGTGTCGACCGCATCGGCTGACCGCCGTTTGCCGGCTCACCGCCGAAGCTTCGGGTTCCCCAGTAGTCGCCACCGCGCAGAGTGAGCGGCTCCGTTGCGACGTAACCATTGACGGTCGTTCCCGCCGGCAACGTCGTCGGCAACTCGCTCGGCATCGTCCCGTAAAAGTCAGCCATGACTACGCCCGCGCCGTGTAGCGCGTCCCTCTCGCGTCACCACGCGTCCGCACGATCTTCTCGGCCACGAGGCGGCGCATCGGCAGGGTGAGCTTCCCTGTCGCGAAGCCGAGCGCATCCTGGATCTGCTCCATCCGCTCGCCCGGGTGACGCTTGACGTACTTCAGCAGTAGAGCCGTTTCGCGCTCGATCTGGGTTTCGCTGCGCTTCGGGCTTGAGCGTCGGCGGGTTGCGACGAAGGGGACGGACTTGACGCGGGGTGATTTGGTGGATTTGGATTTCATGGGGTTCCTTTGGCTGTCGTTCGTTTTATCGCTTGGACTTGCTGGTCTTCGGCGGCGGCGTCTTCGTCTGCTTCGGTTTCTTGTTCGCCTTCTCGTTCACCTTGTCGGCGAGTTCCATAAGGGAATCATCCGCGCCTTCGCCTTGCTTCTTTTTGTTGTTCATCGTCTTCCAAGCTCCTTCGCGAGTCGTGCCGTTCTGATGCTCATGTCCTGAAGATCCGGCGCGTGCTTACTCAGCAGGTACTGCTTTCCTCCAGGGGCGCGCGCAATCTGTTGGACTGAGTATATCTTGCCCGGCATCTTGAGGCCGTTATCCTTCGCGTACTTTTGAAATCCGCTTACGTACTGGCGGAGCGATGACGCCGAGACCCGAAAGCCAAGCGACGGCCACACGTAACGGCCCGCCTCCGCGGCCATCAGACTGACCTTTTTGATCCCGAGGCGCTGGTACTGACGCACCGACGTCTTGAGTATCCGTGTGCCGAGCCCTTGCCCTTGCCGGTTCGCCGAGATGAAAAGGTGGTCGTGCTTCGCTTCGCCCTTCGAGTAGCTACGCCCAATCTGTAGCCCCGACGCGTCCACTCGGACCGACATTCCGCCAAAGAACCCGCTCGCGCGAACCGTCACGACGCCATGCTCGCCGAGGTCGGACTT